TGTATTCTTTTTTTTCTTTTAAAGAAATGTTTTCGGGCGAAGAAGAAGAAGAAAAAAGCGAAGCGTCTTCTTCTACAAAAAAACTACAAAAAGAATTATAATCTACCTTAATAGACATTTCCCCTTTTGGAAAATCTACATTTTCCATTTCGGCTTTTCCATTTTCCGTTTTGGAAAATGCAATATCACCTTTTTGGAACACCTTTTCACCCATCAAAAACAACCCTTTTCTAGTTAAAATATACGACTTGGTGCGGTCATATTTGTTGGGGTTTTCAATTTTCGAGGCTATGTATTCGCTCTTTTCGAGGCTGTCTAAAATGCCTGAAATTTGCTTTCCGCTCCAATAAGGATAGGTAACGGCAAAAGACTTTGCAGAACGGCGAATCCATTTCTCCTGCCAATTTTCTTCGCCAGAAATGCTTGCCTTTTGTAAGGCGCAAAGGTGCTGAATTATTATTGCGCCCTGTACGCCGACCTCGCAAGCAACCGAAACGCTGAAACTGTGTGTGTCTTTACTCATCTTAAATCTGTCGCTTTAAAAGATGAACCATTTCCCATTGCTATATATTTTGCGCCCTGAATACGGGCAATCTTTTCTTTTATCTTTTTCATTTTTCACCAATAAAAAAGCCCTGTATGGCGGTGGGGCGGCTGGAAACCTATCGGGGACAAACACCCGAAACCCGCACCCCCATACAGGGCTGCTTAAAACCAATTCGGTTTGTTTGTCTTACATTTTGGATTCCAACCCAAAACGGCCACGTTTGGCGTTACAAAGATACGCTATTTTTTAAACAGCGCACTTTTTTCAATGATATTTTTTCTGATTTTTTTAGTAAATAAACGGCATAACTGCCGGTATTCCCGAAACGTTAAACAAACAGCTGCATTCGTGTCTCAATCAGCCAACCCTTTTTGCGAAGGTCTGAAATTCTGGAGCGCAAAGCAGCCGACCCAAAAAGCGTAATCGCATCAAGAAGGGAAATTTCTTTTCCTTCTTGTAAATGGCGAAGTATCGCCTCGCATTGGCTTCTCGCCTTTTAATATGTATCATTCATCAGTTTAGATTGTCGTAGTTAATCATTTCCCCGCCTTTTTTGCAGGGAATTTCTGAAACCAATAGACCAACTACTTTACAATACCCTAACCCGTTTTCCTCGCAAAACCGTTGCGCGTCCTGTGCCGTTATGCCCCGAACGTTTGGTCCGACATAGGATTTTAATTCGCCGGTTTTGGGGCAAATCCCTCGAATTGTTGTAATGTAGATATTCATTTTTATGGTTTATTTCCCCAATTTTTTTGTAAAACAATATCGAAACGCCACAAAAAAGCCCCCGCCATTTGCACAGCAAGGGCTAAAACCAATAAAAATCAAATGAAAACAATCCTATACAAATTTAAGCCCCCTGCAATTCGGAGGTAAATTTTTTTTCAATTATTTTTGAAAATTCCAACGCCATGCGCTCAAAAAATTCGAGTGAAATCGCGTCTTTGAGCCGGTATATGTCGCCTTCTCTTGTGACAATCGAAGATAGCGACCGCAACCGCTGCGCCGCCGTTGGCTTATTTATTCCGGTTTTTTCACTTAGCTCTTTAAGGGTCAACTCTTCACCAAACAGCGCCCACGCTATAAGATAGGCGCGACTGTTCGCCAACGCCTTGAAATAGGCAAGCCAACGTAACCCTGTTTCGCAAAAAAGATACGCGTCTGTCAAGCGGTACGCTCTCGGCCTTACGCCCCTTTTCGAGCCGGGCGCTTCGCACTCTGCGACCTCGATTAGCCCCGCTTCACGCGCCGCCCGCAAGTGGCTGCAAAGCGTCACCGCCTTGCCCTTCGTGTTTTTCATCACCAGCGCGTAGCAGGTAAACGTTACTTGCGAAAGGTTGGCAGCCAGCCCCGAATCTTGCAGCGCCTTTACCTTTTTTAGCGCCTTAATATAGGCGCGTACTTGTTTGAACTTGTCCATTTCAATTTTTTGCAACAAAAAAAATAAAATACGCCAAAACTCCGCAAAGCGACCAGCCTAAGATAACAGCCACAAAAGCCCGTCAATCCAAACGAAGGGCAAAATGTATCCTCCCGCGTACCAATACCAATCGAAAATCAAACCTTCGCGCCACGTAAACCAAAGAAACGCGCTCCCAAAAATGGGGTTGAAATTCCAAAAAAACTCCGTTCTACCCGTCCCTTTCCTGAATGGCGCGTTTTGAAGTTGATATACAAAATGCACCAACTGCTCACACAACCACCCCCAAAGAATCGGCCGACTAAACAGGACATAAACCATTCCCGGCCTATCCCTATCTACTTGCGCCCGCCGCGCCGCCGTCTTGTCGCTTATTCCCCATTTTGACCGAAACCAGTCAATCGGGTTCGCTCCAACAACACCCATTAAATAAGCCTCCGTTTCTCCAAACAGCCGACTTTGTGATGCGTGACCCGGTGAAATGTTGAAGCGGCTTTTGTTTTTTTTATATCGACTTCTCATTTGCGTTTGCGTTCACATTACCCCCCTGTGAGGTGAAAACGTTAACAATAACGGTTTGGCTGTCGCCTCGTGGCCTTTCTTCCTGTTCGTTGCTCCAAAAATCTGGTTTTGGAAGCGCCGAAAGAAAACATAGAAGCATAACCGCCCCAATACCGTACCCAACTAACCAAGCAAGCGAAGCCGCCCACTCTATCAAGCCGATGGCCAGCCCGTAACCAAAGCCAACAATAACGACCGGCGTTGCGATTGCAACCCCCCACATTGCCAACGCGACAACATCTCGCCTTGTTGGTATTGGCAATGGCGGCAATGGCTCTGACAACTCTTTTCTTAACCGACCCTCTCTTTCACGAAACCGTGCTTCGCGGTCGGCGTCTAAGAGCATCGGATAAAGCGCCGCGTTAAATCGGTACGAAACCGGGTCGTGTTGCGGAATGGTCGGCGTAGCAAGCACCTTTGTCCGGTGCAAGACAATCGCCCGACAAGCGGGCGGCAACGTTTTGAATTTGGCGACAATCTCCATCGCCATTTTTTTTTCAGATTCTTCGAGTGTCATTCGTATTCTCCGTTTTGGTTGCGTTCAAAATCGGCTATTTCTGCCATTGAAAACAGCCGCGCCGCGCCGTCAACATCGCCCGCTCTTTTTGCGTTTTCGGCCTTTTCTTTGAAGAAGTTGGCGTAAATGCGCTCCCTTCTTTTGACGTTTCCCCATTGCCACTCTTCAAAGTCGAGGGCTGTGTTTTGTGTGTCTGAATTGTGAATCCACAAAATTACCTGTACCGAATACGGATTGCCATGTTCTTTGAGCCTTCGACGCGCCGTTTCAGCCTCTTCAATCGACCTCAATTTCCATTCAGAGCCGACGAAACGCTGCTCGATAATGATAGGCGTTTTTCGGTTTGCCCACGCGACGGCTTGCGCTGTCTCGTCGTCCCTATTCAATTTCCACAAGACAAGATAAGCCGTCAAAACTGCGACGGCCAAAACAATTAGAATGACAATTTCGATAGGCATAAAAAGTTTAAAGTTTAAAGTCATTAAACCCGCTAATGCAGGGTTTTAAACCCATTAAACCGATAGGGGAGGGTCTAAAAATTCACTTCATAAGCTTTCGGTTTTTTATTCGCCCGTGTGAAACAGGCCGAAAAAAATCGAACGTACTGCTCCCCAACGTTGCACAAAACGGCAATTTCTTTCAGGGTTTTCCCGTCTTTCAAATGCCGCTTAATCATTCCTGCCAAAACGACGTTGGTTAGTTTTGGCCGGTGTGCAAGCATCTCGCCGTATTCCTCCGGCGTTATGCCGTTGTCTTTTAACGCCGCCGCGCCCGCTTGTTCCGCTGGTGTTTCAATTCCAAAGCCGTCAAAGCGTAGCCCCTTCTCATCAAATACGTTAGGAAAGCCTCCGCTTTTGGTTTGAAAAAACTCGCTGTCGTCTGGCACGTTCACCGGCGCTGCTTTGCCGTCATACCAAGTCGGTACATATTTCGGCGCAAATCGTTTGGGGTCGGGCGTTCGTGTTGATGCCGCCCACGCGGCAACCTGTAAAACAACGCCAAACAGCGATAGCGATGCCATAAACAAGCCCCGCGCAATCCAAGCGCCTCCCCTTACGAGTTCAACCAATCCCGCCATAAACGGAAGCGCATAAGGCTCTCGCATCGCCTCACGCGCTTCTTCTGCCGTCATTGGTTTTCCATCGTAAACATCTTTGAAGAGATTAAACATAATCGCAAAAGTATGCTTTTCTCAAAACCCTGCAAACTTTTTGCAAAATAATTTGCAGAAAATTTTCGAGAAATAAAAAATCCCTCTTTGAGCAAAAGCAAAGAGGGCTTGCCGCCTTATTTAACATCTGAAACTGAAAGCATTTTACCCTTGCGGATAATATGCGTTTCTGTTTCTATGAAATACGCGTCAAGTTTTCGGCGGCCCTTTTCGATTTTCGATTTGGACACGCCTATCTTTCCGCATTTGCGAAAAAGGGCAGTCAGCGAACCGAAATACTCGTGCTCGCCGACCGCCTCCGCCGCTCACTTTCTCGCTTCCGCTTCCGCCTCCGCCGATTTGATAAAAAAACTTTTTCGGCACAGCCGGTAATAACGCGCCATGCCCACGACAAGGCCGTAACAGCGACAAGGCGGGGCAAATCGGAAAAGGTTCAACCTTTTCCAATATAAAAAGCCCAGTTGGAAAACTTCCAACTGGGCTTCTTCTTTCTTTTTAGAAGTATGAACGGGTAGCGGGCTTAGCCTTAATCCCATTCACAAATTGTGGGGACTTTGAAGTACCCACAGAAAATAATTATATACCTCCATCTTTTTCGCCTTACCGCCCGCCCCGTGTCCATTTTCTTGGCGAGGGGCGAGCGGTAAAGCCTTTAAATTAAACTCGCCGGAAAAATGTGATTCAAAAGTTTATTCCCTGTTTGAATAAGCCGTCAAACCCGCAAAAAGCGAGCAAACAAACAGCACAACGGCGATTCCGCAAGCCACTAAAAACGGCTTATCTGTGTCGCTGCCGCCGTAAAGCATCACTACTTCCCCTAAATCGTTGCGGTATTTGTTTGCCCAAATGTTGAACGGCAATTCATTTACATTCGCCCAAAGCGCGGCGTTTGACCAGTGCAAGTGGACAGCAGCGCAAACGACCTCAACAAAAAGCATCATTGCCACATTCAGCCACAACCAAGCGCCCCGAGCCGTCGCTACTCCGTACAGCGCAATGAAAGCCGCGCCGCCAAAAATAAACGCAACGGGCAAGCCAACGCCTTGCAACGTATTTGCAACGGCATTGCAAGCGAGGCCGACCGATGCAAAATAAAGCAGATAGGCGGGGTGCGATTTTGCAACGACGCTTTTTACCAAAAAGCCTTTTTTAGGCGTTTCTGGCTGGTTTTTTTTGCGTTGCGCCGACGCGTCCGTTTGCGTTGCATTGCGTTGCGTTTTTTTGCCTTTCGCAGCGTTGCATTTCATCGCCCGCAATGTGTTGCGGTCAAAGTGCGCAAAGTCTTTGACCGCTAAAATTTGGTCGTAAGTCCAGCCCCTTTCGAGCAGGTGACCTACTTTCGTTTTTTCATCAGCGGTATATTTCATTGTTCAATGATTTTGGAATAGTCCTAAAAAAACCGGCTGCCCGCAATTAAGCGAGCCGCCGGAGTATCAATCAAAAAAAAGTAAACTCAAAGAAGTTGGTTTTTATAGTGGGCTATTATCTTCTCCATTTTCGCTTCATAGTGCGAGTTTGAATCTCTGTACCCGTCTGGGTTTTGTTGCCAAAGGATGTAAAGCACATCCCTTAGCCGCCGAGAGGCCGTCTTTGTTCCAAATTCAACCGCGTCTGCCTTTGCTTTTTCAAGCATTTCCAGTTCCGCCTTGTTAAAATCTTCGACCTTGACGGCGACGTAAACGAGCGCGTTTTGCAGTCCGAACAGTTCCGCCGATTTTTCTGGAGCAAGTTCCTGCGTTGAAAAACGAACTGTTAACGTTTTATCCTTTCGGCTTGCAAGACCCTCAACCGTTGCGGCAAATGTTATTATTTGTTTATTCATTCGCTCTCGCTTTCTTCGTATTTTTTAGTGAAAAAATCTGGGCGGCGGTTGCCTTAAAAAAGACCGGTATTGCCGCCCCGCAAAAGCAAAAATCGAAATTTAGAACGGCGGGTCGTCCTTTTCTATCGGTGCAAGTTCTTCTTCGGGTAAAAATTCGCTGCCGCCGTGTTTCGCTGCATTGCTGCGCGTAGAGCCAGCAGCGCTAATTCCCAGCCGGGAGGCTTGGCTGTCAAATTGCGCAGAAAGCCACATTTGCAAATTAAAATCGGCTTGCTGTGCAAGTTTAATGGTTTCAGTAGAAACATTGCCAATCTCAAAAACGGGCACAAGAGAGGTAGCGCCTTTGCCACCAGTCATTTGTTCCGTTCTTTTGACGACGAATGAAATGTCGCCGCATGGGTTAATTCCTTTTGTTGCATTGAGCCAGGCCGAATAGGCCCGACCGTGCAAGTGTATGCAAGCCACTTCTTTGCCTTCTCCAAAATCGGTGATGACAAAAATAAGTGCTGTAAAACGAGCGTCTGAAAGTTCCGGCTTGTTTTTGATTTCGCCCCACGTTCCTTCAGCCAAAATCTTTTGAGGCTCGTTTTCGAGCCAGACTTTTAGGCTGCGTCCGTATTTTGGATGCCCTAAGGTTGACTTGAACTTTATGGCATTCTTTTCAATGCCGCCAAATTTGCCGCCCACTTTGTGCGTGTCTGTGTCCAACACGACGAAAGGAAATGGGTATGAAATTTCTTGCAGTTCCGAATCTTCGCCGCCGCGCAAAACTGAAAATTTGCCCAAAGAGCCGTTAAAAAAAACATGCGCCCTTACGGGCGACTCTTTTTTTTCTACTTCGATTGTTCTTGACATAGTGCGTTAGTATTTATGTTGGTGAAAAAAATCAATTTTTTCGCGGCGTCCACGCATTCGCCCCGTCTTTGCCGTCCATCGGTTGCGGCAGCGTCACAGCCACTTTGTATTTAGGAACAGGCGGCCACGCCAAACCATTCGTTTGCCGCCATTCGCGCCGCTCTTTGAGCCCGCTCTTTGCGATATTCATCCGTTCCCCACGCGCATTCCCAGACACCACGCGCAACAAATTTAAGCCAAAAGCAATGCCCGTCGCGCATCATTCCCGCCGGTATTGCCGGAATAAATTGTTTGCGCATGGCCTTGCACATTTTTACCCTAAACGCTTCGGGCGTCCCCGCCCTCGCAGCCGTTAAAACAGCGGCGCGCGCATGCGCGTTGTCGCCGCAAAGCATAAGAAGTTCGTCGTAGAGAGGGTGCATTTTTTTTGCTTTTGATTTTAAAAAAAAAGCCCGCCGCCGCTAATTACAGTTGGGCGGGTCAATAAACAAACAAACACAGTGGAGGCGACGGGAATCGAACCCGTATTCTTTTGCCCCATGCTTAGCGGGTTGTGCGCACTCGCCGCTAACAAAGGAGAGCCTACCTGCCGGTAGCGCGTTACCGTTCGCCACGCCCCCATTTTGGCAGCAACATTTTGCAACGCCGCCGCCTATGTTCATCCCACAAAAAGTTTACTGAATTTCGCAGCGCATCTCAAACCACTCTTTTCGAACCGCTTCCCGCGCTTTTTCGTAAAACAACGGCGCTACCTCTTCGCTTGGCAACGTTGCAAAAGGGTCGTTTTTGCCGTTCACCGTTACTACTACTGAAAGAATTTCTATTCCGGAAATAAACTCCTCGTTTATGTCAGAAAACAAAATTTCTGCTTCACCGGAATATCTGATTTCTATGCCGCCCGCCGGAATCATTCCGTAGACGGTATCTATAAATGAATAATGTTTTTTCATCTTTTTTACTTTTTAATGAAGTGACGCCCCAAAGATAAGGAGTATTTTTTAACTCCGAAAACTTTTTTTTAAATAATTTACAAAAAATTTTTTCTACCCCTCGCAAAGCCCTGAAAACCAATAAAAAACCCCGCAAAGCCGTTGCCTTGCGAGGTCTCATAATAAAAGAATTTTTCTATTTTTTACCCCAGCGCACGCGCAATGGCAGCGCCCAAAATTCCGAGCGCAACGCCCAACGCGCCGTAAAGCAACACGCGCAACCAACGCGGCAACGGCTCGTTATTTCTTGCCGCCGTCGCCTTTACGGGGCGAAGTCGCGGATTTCTGCGCCGCTCGCTTGTTTCGACACGCGAACGCCCCGCGCCAAAGCCCTTGCTTTTGCCAGAATAATGTGCCCTTTGCTTTGTCATTTCACGTCATGGGCGGGCGGGCTTATTATACCTCGAATCAAATCTTCCAAATGCTTACCGGCATTAAACTCTACTTCCAAATAGTCCGGCATTTCAAAGCGTTCGCCGGTTTGGAAGTTTTGCACCTCGCGGCCTTTTCGCAATTTGAGCGTAAAAGTTCCACAGTCGTCAAAGTGTGCCGCGTAGCCTTGCGCCAATCTCGTCGCCATTGCTGCGAAAAAGGCTTTCACAACTATACGAATATACGCTAAGTCTTCTTGCGTAGGCTGCGTATCGAAGTCGGAGTTTACCTCGCCCCAAACGTCTTTTGCTAACTCGGTAAGGTCGTAAATGCCTTTGATTTCCTGTTCCATTGTTTTTAAATTAAGCCGACCGCCCACAAAAAAGCAGATGCAGCGGTTAATAAAACGCAAATAAGTAGAGCGATTAACAACGCCTTGCCCCTGCTTGGCTTTTTGTCTTTCAACACTTGCGCCAACGCCCGAAAACCCAGCCCAACGAGTAGGCCGGAAATGACTGCTATTAGGCGGGTTTGTGATTTCATTTTGCAGCCTCTTTCTCTTTCAAGAAACGAAGTAGGGTGTTCCCCACCGTTAGCGCAAAAATAGAAATTAACGACATCCAATCCTTTGTGGATGCCGCCGCTACAAGTTGCTCTACCGTGCCGCCCGGCAAAATAAAGCCGGTTAAAGCAAGCCCCGCCGCCGCCGCGTTTCCCAACGCTATCCAAGTGGCGTTTCGGCTGAATATGTTGCCGAAATTCACTTTTCCGCCTGTCGCAATATAGTTGTAAAACGGGAAAACGAGCGACGAAACAAGAATGCCCACAAGCGCATAAATACCGCCCGTGCTTAGCGTCGTCACAACGTCCGCTCCTAATGAAGCCGGGTCTTTCGGGAGTTGAATGCCCGCCGCCGCTATAATCGTAAGAACAGCGACGACAACCGCATAAATGAATCCAGGCGATTTCGGGTCGAAAAACTTTTGGTTTGATAATTGCATTTTAATTTTATTTTTTTAATGTTTTAATCTCGCTTCCAACGCCGCCACACGGCGGTTTAGGGCGATGTTTTCTTTTATGAGCGAATCCTTTTGAGCAACGCAGTAACGTAGTTCATCACGTATTTGAGCGATTGAATCGGCACACTCTTTTCGTATTTCAAAACGGTCTAAACGAGCCTGCCTTTCCATTTGACCTATTTTCAGCCAAAGAACCGTAGCGAAGCAAATACAAATAACAATAGCAACGCCTTGTTTAAAAAGAAATGCTATTGCCTTTTGATATAAATCCTGCATCGGGTCGTAATTCGGGTTTTGCATGGCACTGTTTTTTGTACATAACTCCATAAAACCGTGCCGTTTTATTCTAAAATTTTCCTTTTCATAAATACATAACGTCGAGCATTGCGATAAACGCCGCACACCCGACAAATAAAGCAGCCGCCCAAACAAACAACCAAAAATGTTTGCTCCCTGTTATCTTGCGCCACTTGCGCCGGAAACGCCTTTCCTTGCGACCGCGCCGCCGCCGTTCACGTCGCCATTTGTCCCATGTCCCCAAGTGAACCGAAAAGCCAACCAACGCCACAACAATAAGCCCCGCCAACACCGGCGGCACAAAGGCGGCTGCTTCTATTGCTCTTAGCGCCACGTCACAAAGCCTGTTCGTCGTTCGTTACTTCCACGCCGGTATCGCCCACTTCCATCGCAGTTCTGACGCGGCGCAAAAGCCGGTCTTCCAAACCAATCGGGAACGTCATAACGTAGCCCGTCGAAACGACCTGAATAGTTATCATTGCGTTCTTTTCGCCCGCTACGCCGCCCGCGTCAACCGTTTGACTTAAAACGACGCATGAAAGGTGCGGGGTTGTGCCGGTGAAAAAGAGTTTTTCGCCTTCCTCGAATTGTGACTTATTCGTCGCCATGTTTGTTTTTTCCTTCGTAAAACTATAATACAAAGGTATGTTTGCCTTTATTGTTTTTTCTTCTTTTTTGCTGGTTTTTTGTTTTTATTTTCAGGTGTAAGAACCGGCTCTAACTTTATCGTTTCGGTCTTAAAATCAGACTGTTTCGCCGCCCTGTTCAATCCTTGATTTGACGGGAATTTTATTTTTACACGGTTGTCAATAGAAAAGAAATTGCCGCCCGGCGCTCGAAAAACGTCAAGGCTTTGCCCCGAATCTTTAAAATTGTTTAAGCGCATGGTGTTGGCAATAATGGTCGCCCCACGCTGCGCAAAGCCCGCTATTTGGTAGCGCAAAGAGCCGTTTGAGTTGACTGTAAATGTAATATCCCGCGTTAAGCCGCTTTCTTGCAAAACCCATCCTTGCGCAACTAACGCGGGGGCGAACATCGCTGTCATCGTATCGGAAACATTCATACCCGTCATTTGCAAAACGCTGTCGCTCTGCGCTAAAACTCCTTTAATTGTTTTATCGAAATCGCGCGCCTCATAGGCAACCGTAGCCATACGATACCCTTCGTTCAAAGAAGATTTTAAAGCATTGTTAAAAACGGTAGCCGTGTCTCCGATGAGCGTTTTTGTCTGAACGGATTCGCCGTTCGCGTACTCCGTTAGGCGAAAAGCAAAGAATTTTCCGCTTTCGCCCGCCTGCCAAGTGCTGTCTTTCGTGACAATTGACTGTCCGAAACTAAGTAACGGAAAAATAGCAAATATGTAAATAATTTTTTTCATGTTCTTTTAGTTGACGTGCGCGATTGAAGTTTGAAGCAGATAAATTTGAAGGTCGCGTTGAGCAGTTCCAAGCGACTTTTGAATTTCAGCGAGAGCTTTCACTGTGTCGCCTTCCGGCACAAACAAAGTGTTTGTTGCTATCCTCGAACCGTTAATAAAAAACTCCACCGAAACGTTTGGCCTGTAAACAACTTCAAGTGTATAAATGGTTGACGGTGCGACTGTTATGCCTGAATTAAAAGAAAGTATAGAGCCGCCGCTATTGGTGTAACACGCCCACGCTCCGCTGTTTAACGCGTGGTTATAAAAAAAGTACGCGCCGTCCAGCGCATCTTCTCCAAGTGTGTTAGATATGAAGCCGACTCTTAAAGAGTAGTCGTCTGTGGCATTTGAAAGTGTCGAAGGGGTCACGATTTTGGCCTTAATGTACCCCCAACTCGCCGAGCCGTCTATGGTGTTCAGCGATACAAACGCTTCCTTACTTGCCACATATCCCCCAGATGTCTGCGAGTTGCCTGTGTTGACAGCCACGCCGCGCAGTAGGCCATTTATTGGCGCAACGGCTGTCGCTGCGGCTACGCTGCTAATTTGCCAAAAGTCGTAATCGCTCGATGTAAGCGACACGGGCGCTTGGAATGACTTGGTGAAATACTTCTCTTGAATATCGTCGTAAATACCGCCAACGGACAGCAAACGCCAACGCGCAGACGTTATATCATAAATCATTTCTATACTTTTCGATGGGAAAAGCACCACGTCGCGCCCGAAGGCAAACCTATTGCCTGCGCTACTGTTTGTGTTTTCAGTAGCCAGTAAAATTGCATTAGGGCCGGTGTTATGTAGTATAAGGCGCTTTGCGAATGAAGGCGCAGCGATACCGGTTATTATCTCGAATTTGTCGTCACCGCTAACGCGTATAACCCACGCCGTAGCAAGCCCCGTCGGACTCCAGTTGTTGGTAACTCCTGAAGTTAGCAATGGCGGGCTTATGGTTGTGTGAAAGTTCGTTCCGAGCGTTCCATTTGTTATATGCAACTCGTTTTCAGCGCCGATGCCAACCGTGTCTAAATCGCCGTCCGCGTCCGCGCCGACTATTTTAGTGGGGGTATCGGTTGCTAAGTCTGTAATTCTAACTTCTCCCCCGACTTCTAACGTACGATTGGGAGCTGTTACATTACCTATTCCGACCCGCCCGTCATTGCGAACTGTTAGTTCGCGTGTTCCAGCCAAATTAGCCACGCGAAGCGCGTCAGTTGCAGATGTAGCACCTGTTCCTATAATATCAAAGGCTGCAACCGGATTCAGGATATTGATGCCTGCTTTATTGTCAACCTGCGTAATAGCCGCTTCCTGAAACGTTGCTGAAACCGTCGGAGGCGCATCCGTAGTGTTGATAGATGTGAATGTCGAAGCGGCATTGTTCGCATATCTGATTTCACAGTAGGCCGTCGTCGCCGCCGTGCCTGCCGTGCGGCGGATGCGCAGAGAGTCGCGGTTATTGACCCCCCTTATTTCAACTTCAAAATCACTCGCGTTATACGAGCCGGTACTGGCAGCCGGCAGCAGAATTTGCCATGTGTTTGCCGTCGAGCTATACGATGACGTGACAATGTATGTCTTCCCGATGCTTACACTCCCGCCCTGCAGGTGGATGTCTAATTGAAAATTCGTTGCGCCATTGCCTGTTTTATTCAACACACCTAACCATACCACGTTGTTAACCGTCGTCGGCATTGTGCGGGTAAACGACGACACAGCCACAGATTCAAGCCAATTCGTTCCTGTTGCCGTGCTTTTCAGAACTTGCCCCGATGTTCCGGGCGAGTTGTTGGAGTCATAATAAGCGCCGGTAACGCGCACGTCGCCGGTGACGTGTAGCTCTTGCGATGGGTTGTTGTTGCCAATCCCAACGCTTCCCTGTATGATAGCGCCATTGGTTGGCGCGGCGGTCGTACCGGCGTAAGCCGCGCCGATAGATACCCCGCCTTCTACATCTAACTTAGAAACGGCTGCAATACCTGTTCCTACACTCAAAGAGCCAGCCTGCGTCAACACCATGCGAGAGGCTGTGCTATACCAATTGAAATTTCCGCTTGCGTCAACGTGCTGATAATATGAAAATGACGCATCACCATTCGTCATCTGGAAACCGTTACTCGCTCCATCCCCGTTCTGTCTCACATGAAAGCGCGCCGTAGGAGACGTAGCTATCCCTATTCGGTCGTTCGCGCCCAAAATGTAGGTTGAGTTCGTATAAAATTGCAGATATGAAGCGCCACTGGGCAACGCCCAGACGATGTTACTGCTATTCACGTATGTGCTCCAAAGGTTAGCGCCACCATCGTTGCTGCGTAGCCTAAGCACCTCGCTGGACGGCGCATAGATGTAGGGGAATGACTTGTAAGTCGAATTCCCGATTTGCACCGGATTGCCGTCGCTCGTGGTTACGGTGGCGAGTGTGTTGAAAATCAAGCTTGGGGCGTAACTCCAAATATCTATGCTGCTTTTCGGGAATACGACGCGGTTGCTCGCGTCCATTTGTAACACACTCAAATAAGCGCTGTTAGCCGCGTTGCGGGGGCGGATTAAATCAACCCCAACTTGAGGTTTGGCAAATTGAATGGTCGCTGTATCATTAAAAGTCAGCCCTTTAACGTATTGGCCGCTCTTAAACGACATCCACCCTTTTGAATCCCCTGCATAATCCCCAAAGAAAATGACATCATTGTTTAGCGCCAAATCTCCTGCCAATCCATTGTGTGCGCCGCCCAACGTGATTGGCCTATGCACTACGCCAAACGTGTCTTGAGATTGAACGTGCCATTCCCACCCCCTTTTTATCTCTAAAGAGTTGCCGAACGTCCTGTAATAATTAGATTCAAACGCAATGTGCAAATCCGCATCAGTAGAAATTATGCGACTGCCGCCGCTCCCGGTATTGTATCCAAATCGCCACACATGGTTAGCCCGTGTCGAATAAGGGCTATTTACGCCTGTGAAATTGGTCGCCCAAAAGTTGAAATTTCCAACCGTAGAATTATCTGTTTGCCCATCTGGGTCAAGTTGGAAGAAAAGAAAACCGTTGCTTGTAGCATTGTCGTAGCGGGCATAGATACCCGCTTTCGGATGTGCCTGCGCATAGATGTTAAAAATGCCGCTCGTGTCGCTTGACCGTAGCGAAGTTGTGCCATATCTGTAAACGTTGTCGGTGATGCGCTTATTCAGGTACGACCCTGAATACTTTATCCAAGTGCTGTCCACGCCCCGCGTGGACAGCATATTTTCGAAATCTACGGTATTTGTTATGGGGTCGCTCGACAAAGAAAGGCTTAAAATCGTTCCTGAAAGCCCGAAAACATCAACCGTTTGCAGTTCGTTCGTCGGCGAAGCATCGGCGGGCGCGGCAGGTATCCATATTGTCCCGTTCCATGTCAGCACATAACCTATCGTTCCGCCATTGATGAGCCGAAGTGTATCGTTCGACGTTTGCAATGGCGTTACAGTGTTAGCTTTAAAAACGCAACCCCCCTTTCCTATGAGAAGCCCCGCGTGATTGGTCGTCGCTTGCAATTCGAGCAGCACCCCGCCGGAAACGTCGCATTGCGCCTGAACCACGATGGGCAAAAGCGCGACGAGAAGTAAAACAAAATAAAACAATTTCCGCATTTAGTGTTTGTTTGTCGTAAGGCGCTCTATTTGAACACCTTAACATAGCAGGTTTGCCCGTTTAATCCAAGCGAGGGCAAAAAGTCAATCGAATTATCAATTAAGTTAACAGCAAAATCCCGCACGTCGCCTGCAACGTTCGGATGGTATTCCTGACGCCTCACTATCGCCCGCACGTTGTCAGGGTTTGAAGGCAACCTAAATGCCGCCGTTGGGATTATGACGCGATTAGATGAAATAACTGCTTCGTAAGAAACCCAACCGCCCGGCACTGTAGCGCCCGTGACCGTCAGGCCAAACGCCGCTTCCGGCGAGCGAAACAGTTCGAAGTATTGACCGCAGCTGTTTTCGGCCACTACCCAGCCTGCAGGCAAAATATCGTTTAAGTGCGCGTATTGTGCACAAGTAAACTCCCTTTCGAGGTTTGCCGCTTGGTTGACAGCTAAGATTCTTCCCATACTTGAATAAATCAAAGTTCCCGAAATGCCGTAAACATGCCCCGCCGTTGTCGTTGTGCCAACATTTTTCCATATGCCCGTACGAACGCCCGCCAACGTGCCGGATGTGGGCAAAGCAGCAAAAATGCCGATGCTATTAAATGTCTAAACATTCAATGCTTCTTTTTTATCAAAAAACCCCGCCACATCTTGCGACGTGGCGGCCTCCTATACCCTAAAGAAAAACCAAAATTATCTTAAACGCCGGTCACGTCGGCGATAGGAACGCCCTGTGTGCCTTCCAAAAAAAGACGCATCAAAATTGTCTGCTTTTCTTGTCTCGAAGCAGGAACGATGCGAGCAGGAAATGAAACGTCCATCTCGAAACCGTTGTTAGGGTCAGTGCCGCCCCAAAGTTGGCCGTCAATAGAAAGCCAAACTTTCATTCTTTGCGTTTTGCCTTGCAAAGAATTGAGCAATGCCGCGTTTTCTGGGCCTGTGTCGTCAATGGAAAGGTTAATAGTGTGCTTTGGAATTGTGAGCGCCTTACGTCCGTTGGAAACTTCAACTTCCGTTATTTCGGGCTCGCCCCATTCACCAGTAACGTAGTTCCAACGAATCGGCGCTGCTGTGCCGCTCGGCGTGAGTGCCGCTGTATTGTTTAATCGCGCTGTCCACGCGGCGGGTGAATTCGCGTCTGAAATGGCGTCGGTAGCCTCGGCGCGTGTCCAAAAAACTTTGTCAATCCGTCCAAAGTGCAGATTGAACGTGCAAAGGTCAGCTTTTACGGACGGCAAAATGATATTGCAAACTGCCATAGTGTTTGTTTGTTTGTACTCCGATTTTTCGGAGTTAATTTTTGTTTGTTTATATTTAACAACAACCCGATTTTATCAAGGTTGTTTCATCTGTCTGAAACCGGAAAACTATCCTTGCCAAACAATCGTCAAACCCGCCGCCTTCTTCCCATGTTACATCTACTTCTACGTTTTTACACTTCACAAAATCACCGCTAATGAACGTTAAGGTAACGCTCTCCATAATTTGACAAGCCGACAGCGCGTCGGCAATATACTCCGGCGCTATGACTGCAAAACTAAACGTTTTTTCAACACGCTCAAAAGTTTTTGCGATACCTCTTTCTCCCGTCTCTTGCGTGTCATCTTTTTTTTCGTAAGTAGGTTTATCGAGATTAGCAGGCAGGAAAATTTGAAAACTCCCCGTGTTGTTGTGAATAACGCCCACGCCGTCCGCCCCGACTATTATACAATTACTATTCGACCATCCAAGTTGAATGTAGTTGCAAATCGAATTTCCGCTCGGTGCGCACGGGAAATCGCTGTTCTCCGCGCTGCCTTTATACACGGTAAAAACCTCCGTATACCATACGTTTGTGCCGTCTGTTATCCTTAAGTAAAACTGCGATGCTACTGAAAAGGCCGGTGTGTCGCTCGGTGGTATTTGAATGTTTGTGTATGTGTGAGGCAAGAAAACTACGGCCTCTTTTGTCGCCGGGTTGTCAAGGTCGTTTATTATCGCAACCCAGTCGGAAAGAGGAAGGTTTATCGAATCGTCAACGCTGCGAATCTGTACTGATGTTATCGCCCCACCGCCTGCGTCGCGCTTTATATGAAAAACAGGAACACGTAACGTAGAATCATCTTCTTTTATCAAAACAAGTTCCCACGTATTTAACGTTCCGACAAGCCCCACGCCGTCGCATTGACACAGTTTGTGCGTCCATGCCGTTCGGTCGCCCGGAGTTTCTTCTCTGTAAACCGCCAAAGGTTGCGGCACAAAATCGCGGTATCTCATTTCGTGTTTGCTCGTTTAGTTTAGTAGTTCAAATTTAGTTCCAAAGTTTCGGCTTCGATGTTTTCTGTCGCCGATTGTATCTGCCCCGCCCCTAAAAGCGTAGTTATCGTTTTTTTTGGGTCAAATACTTCATCGCAACAAAGGCCGACAACGAAAGCAGGCTGTTTTTTTAGTTTTTGAACGCTTAGAAAAGTAACAGGATTTCCCCCTATCTCACCCTTTCCAAACGGCCTGTTATGCTTATGCAAGTTGCTCAAAAGCGTAATCCACCGGAACGGCTCGTTAACTAAATCGCTTGCCGTGTTCGCATAGTATTGCCCGCCAACGATTTTGCAACTGATTAAAACCCAATTTTGGTCTGCTATCTCCTCATGGTTTTCGATATTCTGTATAAACTCCACGTCCGTTGAAAACAATTGCACCCTGTTCTCCCTGTTCCCATTCCCGCAACCGTAAACAATGTGGTGAATGTCCATAAAAAACGGACTTGCCCGCTCGTCGCTCCAAAAGTACAAATCCTGTTTCGGCGTGTCCTGCTCGTATTCGAGTTCTAACTTCATTGGCTTGGCCGAATAGTCCGCGCCCGCCTGCCCCTCGAAGTATGAAATATGTTCTAAAATCATATCGTTGCCTTCGATTGTCCAAAACACCTGAAACATTTTTTTAAGGTCGTTTAAAACGTCCTTTAGTTTTATGTTCCAAATGAAGTCCTTCGATGGGTCGCTAGAGTCTGGTCTTTTTACATCGCTCTTGCGATGAATCGTTATATCTTTACAGTAGTTCGTCGCAAATGTGTAGGCAATGTTCGAGGGCGGCGCGGCGTGAGTAGCGTTTATATTAAAAAAATGGCTTCTTAGCGTCAGACCACAATTCAACTGCGAGACTAAGTAAATTAAAGTCTCATTGAACCGCCGCCCATATTTCATCGGCGAAACTTTTAACGGTCCTTGATTTGGGTCGCCCGGACATCTCCACCAATCGTTACCGCTCAAATATGTCCAGCCCGTATCGTAAGGCGGCGGCGTGGTAGGCGTTCCTACCCCTACAATCCTATGGTAAATTCTTTTTATGTACGGAACGCCTGGATTACACGGCGGGTCTCCCGGTGCTGCTATATTGCTGCTGACATATTCAATGCAAGCAACCCCATCATCACAAACGGGCGGCGTTTGGTCGGCGCAAAAACTGCAAACCGTCGGCATTATCTCATACGTACCCTGAAACGGCTTTACGATTATTGTAGGGCTGTTCGCATAAAAATTCACCTCGTTTTCCCACGACTTGTAAAAGCAGTCGAATTTGTCGTCTTTTGTCAGTTTAGCCTGCAAAAAACAATTGGCAACCTTTACGCCCCCGTAGTCAAATCTGCAGTCGAATTTCGAGAAAAACCCCGTCCAGTAGTTGCCCCATATGCCGTTGCAAAGCCGCTCCACCGTCACCGTTATTTTCTCGCATTCATCTGTCAAGGCTTCCACAAGGTCAAAATCCGCCCCTTTCAATCCTAAGCTGTCCTTTGGTTCGTGTTTGTAGAAAACGTCATCCTTTTCTTTTATGTAAGAAAATTCAGCGCCCCAAACAGGCGAAACCTCCGTTTGCGGTATCGAAGCGGACTGAATTTTTACCCGTGTTTTCGCCACTTTTTAATCTTCTAACTCAAGTTTAAAATCTTCGCAGTCATCGGGTGTTATATTGTTCGCCCAAATAATCTCATTTCCCGCCGCGTCCCGAATTATCAAGGCGCAATTTTGACCGACAACTATCGAATCCAACGTTTGCTTGCCGCCGCTTTCAACGTACTGATATTTTGTGATGTTTTGCCCGTTCACCTCCTGCGCGTACCATGCCTTAATAGGATAGTAGCGAAAGTTGTAAATCTGAAATTCGGCGTATCCGTCTTGTTTGTTGCCGTTCGCGCACGTTTGTGGGTCGTCGGGCGGGGTTGTCTTTTCGCAAGCGAACAGCGCCACAGTGAAAGCGATAAAAAAAAGTGTACTTTTCATTTTCTTCGTCTTTCTTGTTTGAATTTTTTTGTTATCAAAAAGTGGCTTCCCATGTCTGAAACAGACATTTTCCCTTTTTCAAGCTCTAAAATACGCTTTTGGAGTTTGTTATTCTCCCAGAGCAGCGCCCTCACTTTCGCATCCGCCGTGTTTTTGACATTAACCACTATATCCCCAGCAGTCGCCGCGCTGTTCGTCGCTTCGATGTCACGACGCGCCCCGCCGAGCCTTTCGAGGTAGGCCACCATTCGAGGTGTATCGCCCGCGTTCACCGCTTGGAGCAAGGTTTTGTGCCGCGCCGTCTCCGACTTCTTGACAATAAACTCCCCGCCTTCCGCTTCGATTGGAACGCCGCCCGCTTCATGCGGCATCCCGTGAATTTCACCGCCTTGCACTTCGCCGCCCTTTCTAAACTTTTGTACCGTCAAAGCCTTAGCCCGCGCCTTTATAGATGCAAAGAGCGCAATCATTGAGGCTACCTGCGCTACAGCCAAAGCAATGCCCACAAAGCCGAACTTCGACCCCGACGCAAAAAGATTTGCCGTCGCCGTTACAATGCTGCTCGCTTGTGTTGCGCTGTCAACAATCAGTTGCGCCCGCGCTGCTTTTTGCTGTTCTTTTAACGCAGCGTCTCGTATTTTCTTCGCCTCTTCTGCCTGCCTCTTTGCTGCGTCTAATTCTGCCTGCCTTAGCGCCACGTTCGAGGCTTCGCCCGTCGCCGCTAATTCGAGTTCTCTTTCGAGCGCGTCTTCAGCCTGTTCAACCGCGTCTTTGCTCGCTTCTACCTGCGCCTGCGCCGCGTCAACTGCCGCTTCCGCCGCCCGCACCCGTGATTCTGTTATGGCTTCTATGCCGTTTATTATCTGCCCTACCGCCTTTTTAAATTCGTCTTGGTCGTCGGGCGCGATTCCGAAAAACTCCAAAAGGTCGAAAGGCTTTTTACCCTCTGGAGTGGCTATTTGTAAATCAATGTTCTCAAGTTGCGCTTTCAGTGTTTCAATCTGTGCCGCCAAAAGCGCCTTTCTCTCATCGTTGCCCGCGCCGAGCGCCGCCAAAAATTGTTCCTGAAAATTTATTTCAGCCCGAAGCCGCGCTTGCTGCAAAATCAGTTCAAAGGCCGCTATATCTTTCTGTATCTCTTTTTCGTCATCGCCTGCAGCCCGCCGTTGTTGTACACGTTTTTGCAGCGCCGCCTCATCCTGTTTGAACAACTCCTCTCTAATTGCGCGAGCGTTTTCAATGCCTTCGACTGTCTTTTTCTCTGCTTCTTTTTCGAGTTTTAGTTCTAATTCGACGCGGGCGGCTATCGCATCGGCGATAACCTTCAATTCTGCCTCTCGCTTTTCGCGCTCTTCGTCAGCGAAATCTTGCCGTATCTGTTCTATGTTTTTGAGGTGCTGCCTTTCGGCTTCTTCTGTGGAAAGGTTGAACTTTTTGAGCCGCTTTTCGAGTTCACTGAAGCGGAAATTTTCGATAGCGATTTCTTTTTCAAGCCCTTCCTCCATTCCGTCTATTATCGCTTTCTGCCGTTCCTTTTCTAAATCCGCCACGTCTTTTGCTGCCGACAACGCCCTGCGCTTCCTTGCTTCTGCCGCCGCCTTTTCCAACTCTTTGCGCGTAGCCTCTTCCGCTCTTTTTGTGGCATCTGCCGCGTCTTTCGCCACTTTTTCAGGGTCAATTTCTATATCAAAGAAAGCCCCCTGTTTTTCTGCTCCCACACCAAGAAGTTCTTTTAGCCCTGCAATTTGCGCTCGCAGGTTGAACAGTATTTTTTGGGTTAAATCGCTCAAAAAGTTGCCTACTGCTTCAAAAGCAGGGCGCAAATCATTTAAAACCCCCTGCCACGCACCGCTAACCGTTTGAGCGTTTATTTTTGATTGGTCAGCAAATTTGCCGCCTTCCGCCGTCAAGTTGAAAAAAGCAAGTTGCAATTCTTCAAATGTTATCCTTCCTTCGCTTGCTAACTTTTTCACCTCGTCTGCGCCTACACCCATTTGCCGCGCAAATTCCTTAATTATAGGTATGCCAGCATCAACAAGCTGGTTAATATCTTCGGCATATAACACCCCTGCCGCCCGCGCCTTTCCGTATATGGTAACGAGTTCGTTGAAATTCTTGCCGGTTGCCGCCGAAATGTCGGCTATCCTGCCTAAAACAGGCACAATGTTGTCCGTGCTTTCTCCGAATGCCAAAAGTGCCTTTCCAGCACTGAAAACTGATTCTGTGTCCAAAACCTTTTCGGCTGCGAATGCCTGCAATTGTCCCACCGCTTCCGTAGCGGATTCGACATTGCCAATAAATGCCGCAAACTGCTTTGTGGCCAACTCTGTTTGTTGAGATATTTTTACGGCCGCATCTGCGAATTTCACCACTGCCTGAATCGCTGCCGTTATCAGCGCAACCTTTGTGAATGCCCCAAAGAAGTTTTCAAAAACTTGTGTGCCAGTACCTGCTTCGGCGCTCGCTTTTTTGAGGTCAACTCCCGCCACTTTTGCCGTTGATGACAGTTTGCGCATTCCTGCTTCAAGTTGCGCGATATTGTCTTTGTATATCCGTATGGCGTTCGGGTCGGTAGTGTTACGCAGCGCCGCCTTTAAAATGTCCGCGCTTCGTTTTAGTTGGGCAAACTCTTTTTGCAAATCGTCAAGCGCTCGCGCCAACCCCTCCGCCGCGCCAATCTTAAACGCGCCTTCCACTTCGTCGCCCGTTTTTACCAACACGTCGCCCGTTTTCTGAATTTCGGTCTGCAGCCGCTTCAGTTCCTCAATAGCCTCCTTTGTGGAAATGTTTATTTGCTGCCCTTCCATGTCAAGCCGTGCGAACTATGTTTAAAAACCATTGCTGCAAGTTCCTACTAATAATTGCTAATTCTTGCTGCGACGGCTGAATGATGCTTTTGTTTTCCCTTTCAGTATTTTTAGTTATCCTTTCATCTGACACCGTGTTCGTGCCGCCCAAAACAACCCGAACGCCGTCCGCCGTTTTCTCTGTTTTCACAACCCCGAAACCGCGCCACATAAGGCCAGTAAACTCGAAGTTCTTAGGCCCAGGGTTTAGGTTGTTCAAAACTCTAAAATCTCTGTAACTTATTCTTTGCCCTTTCTTCGCCGCCGCCCGAACCCGCGCTTCGCCGCCGCCCGTCCTACTTTTGCCAAAATAAAGGAAGGCAGGCACTTGGTTTGTCGAATACGGTGAGAACAAACTGCCCTTGCTATCCTTTCCGGTTTGTACCACACGGTTCGTTACCAGTGCTACAAGGTCTAAGCCTGCCCTGTGCGCCTGACGCTCTATTTCAGCATCCAGGCGCTGAATAATCCGACTTGTTTTATCATATAACTCTTTCAGTGTCATTATTTCGCGTATGTGTTATAGGTTTTCATCGCGCCTGCAGTTATTTGCGATTTGTCCGCCCACGTCATTATGGAGGCATTGACTGTCATCCCGTAGGGGTCTTTGCAAGTGAGGCAATCGTTGTTTTCAACCGTCGCGTTTTCAGCGATATAAAGCACCGCCTTTTCGTATGCCGCCTGCCAGTCTTTACTTGACATCTGCCACGCTTCGCGGTTTATCACATTCTCCCGCGTGAGCGCCGTCCCTGCGATAATCTTTTGCCCCAACAATTCCGCCGACTTGTAACGAATGGCAAAGGCAATGGAAAGAGCAAGAGGGTCGGTATTGAAATTGAGTTCGCCGTTGCAAACAATCTGCGAAATGTCGCAACCTAACTCTACTTGCAACGCCAATCCGTTTAACTGTGTAGTTGCCATGCTCGATGCTTGGTCAAAATCTGTCAGCGTGTTGCCTTCCCAACCGCCGACCATAACCCAGTTAGCCCAAGTATTCGCGCCCGTGTGCGCTCTTTGCCACATAGGACTTTGCTTAGAGAACGTAGGCCTAAAACCGCCACAGCCGCAACTGTTCACGCCGTTGCGCTTCGCGGGGTTTGACGGGTTGTGTGTATATGTAAGGAAGTATTCGTGCCTATCGTCGAAGTCAATATATGTCGGCAGTTCAATCGGCGGTGTTATTTGTGTGAGTTCAAACCCATTGGCCGTATTTACAGTCCCCGCCCAAACTTCTTCGTTTAATGAGTTATGAATTTTAAGTGACAACAGACCTGCCGCCGAAAAAACAGTTCCTATGGCTGTTATTCTCATTATTCCGCCGCGCGTTGGGCAAACGGCTAAGCGAATGCCAGCGTAAGTGTTATCCGTCGTAAATAATTCCCGCGCCGACGCCTCGCCTATTTGACCTTTAAATGGAGTTTTACGGCTTTTGAAGTTTTGCATTAACGCGCTGTTCGTATCGCTGATAAAAATCTGCGTTGCTTCTTCTATCGCCTGCTCCATTATTTCCCAAATGCTGCCTGCGCCGCACTCTGAATAGCCGCCCAAAGCATCGAGCGGTTTGAGGTCGGCGAGGTAGATGTTCGATTTAGAAGTATTGTACCCATTCGGCGGGGCGCTGTCGAAGCAAGGGCAGTCCGCCCGCGCAATGCCTATGATATTATCGTAACAGGCCATTTTGAAAATAAAAAGCCGGAGCAGGTAGCCCCGTCCGGCATTATATAAAAGAAAAGGCTGTTTTGTTTAGACTTTTTCGTAAGCCAAAATACCCTTTCGACCTGCTACGCAACCCAACGGGTTGAGGAAAAAGTCGAAGTTTACGCGAACGCGAAACGAGTTTACAAAATCATTCGAGCCACAGGTCTCCATTTCGTGAACGTCATACGCCACGCCGGGTAAATTGCGAGAAGGTACTTTGTAAACACGGTGATTCCCGCCAAATTCGGTAGGCGCATCGTAATAATTGCCAGTTGCAAGCGCAATGGCAGCATTATCAATCATATATGTCCGGGTGTCTGTCGTCGCGTTTGCTTGCATATTCACACGGTCGAAGACCCAGTCTTTCGAGTTCCAAAGGTCTTTCTCGCCTTTTCCATCTGCGTTACCTACATATGAATTTGCCTTGCGTATTATTGACCAAGTGTTAAGGCCGTCAAGCATGAAATACGGTCCGAAACGGGAAAACTCGGCGGCGTTTTCAAATTCAGGAATAAGCGAATCTGTCCAAGACGCGGCGGCGATTTGCGCAACGTCACCCGTAATGGTAGAGCCGGGAATCGTGTATTCGTGCGTTCCTTTGTTCGCGTCTACGAAAGAAACAAACTGGGCCGCAAGATATTCGTCAAGTTCCTTTGTCGCTTTCAAAAGCCCAGTAGCAATTGTCGTTGCGTGATTGTGTGGCACGGTGCGGTGAACCTTCCACGACGTGACAAAAGAAGCCTCGCGGCAACTTGCGAGGGTAACATCCTTGCTTCCGTCTGTGAGTTCTATTGTCGCCGCCACGCATTCATCGTTAGCGCAAGCAGCCGCCACAATATCGCAAGCGTTTTGCCAGTAGATTGTGCGGGTGATTTTCTTCGCGTCTGCGTTCGAGGATGTAATGAGAGGCTCTATTCGAGCCGTTTGGCGCTGCAAGAGCCCTTGAACGCCTGACGCTTTGGCGATGAATTGACTTTGCTGAACAGCATCGTTCCAAGTATCCTCGAGTGCCATGTAGATTTTTGGCAATGAGACCGTAAAAGCCATAGTGTTTGTTTGTTTGTTGCCCCTCTTGCGGGGCGGTTAGTGTTTGTTTTTTCAAGTAGCGGCGGCGGCTTGCTGCTTCTCCCACGCCTCAAAAATTGCTTTTTTCCTTTCGAGGTCTTTCTCGTTATTCATTGCGAGAATCACCTCGTATTCGTCTTTAAATTTTTTGGGAATAGCGCCGTTTGCTGGCGACTGCGTGACATTGCCCGCGCTCCCTTTCGCGCTTTGCGCCGCCTGCTTAAAATGCGCGCGAGTTCTTTGCGCTATAACCTCTTGAATTGTCAACTGATTAAAAGCGCCGTCTTCGACACGCTCGCCGTTCAATGTAGCAAACTCTTTGCCCCCCTCTTCTTCAATGCCAAACCTTTCAATATCAGACAGATAATTGGACCTTCTTGTTTCTGCGACTTCCTCGTCGTCATCAATAACAGGGTTATACCCATCCAAATAAGAAAGCGCAATCGCTTGTTTTCTTGCCGACTGTTTAAGCCTAAGAAGCTCTGCTTCTTTTTTAAGCAGTTGTTCTTCCAAGCCTTGTTTTATTTTCTGAAACTCGGCTTTAAGTTCCGCTTCTTTCTGCTTAAAGTCGTCGGCTTTCTTGGCCGCTTCTGGGTCAGGCATTTTTGCCTTTTGGAAAGCAAGGGCGACAAGTTCTTCGTCTTGCAAATCGCCCACTTCTTCAAGCCCGAAAACAGTTTGTAAAGCAGTCTTGTACTTTTTGGAAACTTTGTTAGCGCCTTCGCCGAACTTTTTCTCCGCGAGCTCGGATACCCGTTTCTTGATTTCTGCCGCGATAAGTTTGGCAGCGTCCGGGTTTGGCAAAGGTTCGTCGCTATCTTCCGCTTTTGTGTGAAGCAGCGCGGCGGTCTGCTCGGCGGGAATTTTGAAAGTTTCCCGCAAAACTTCCGTAAGTATGGATGTTTCTTCCATTGCAAAAGTAGTGCCTTTTCGTGAAAAAAATTATTATTCGTTTACTTTTATTTTCCCGTCTGGTTTTTTAGCAGGTTCTAATGGCTCGAAAACATAGTCGCTACCGAAGCCGTTGGCCTCAATAGCATTTTTTTGCGCTTCGTCAATGACTTCCGTTGTTTTCAGCCTAATGTGTGTGGCTTTATATTTCTTCATAGAGATTTCCGTTTTTTAATTTCTTCAGCCACGCCTTCCGGCACTTCGCCGTGCGTTTCGCCTTTAAAAAGCGTCCACTTTTCTTTATCGAATTTTCCCTCGAAGTACTTCGCAGGGACTTCGATGATATATTTTGGGTTTTTTATCTTTTGGAGTTTTATCGTTATTTGATTTTCCATTGTCGGAAAGTTTAAAAGGTGAAAAAATCATTTTAAACTTGAAACATCGCCCCTTGCGGCGCTACATCGCTGCCGGGTGCTATCTTGAAAACACCGTTTGTCGCGTCTCCGATTGTCACGCCGTGCGCTATCGCATCTTCCCTTGAAAGGTATTCTGGTAATGCGCCGACAAACCCGCCGCCGCTCTGCGAAGGGAAACAAACAGGGAAATTCAAAACAAGGCTCTTGCCCCCTATTTCAAGAACGTACTCTTTTTTCGTAAAATTCAAGGTCAAATCGCTCATTAGATTATCCCTTTTATTATTGTTCTAATCGTTTGTGGTACGGTCGGGCGCGTCCATTTAAAAACGAACATCGCGCCACAGTCTGTCCAAGTCGCTGTTTCAACGTCTTCTCTATGACACCTAACCGTCCCCAAAGAAATTACCGTTATCCCATTTCCGAGCGTCAATGTGTCCAGCAGAACGCCCCGCGTATCAGTCACTTTCATTTCAAAAGTTGAGCCGGTCAAATCAACTAAAACGCCATTTTCCTTAATGGCGAACTCTTCCAAAAATGTATCACCCCTAACGACCGTCCAGTCAAGTTCGGCGTAACGCTTGGAAATGTCTATTATCTGTTGGCTCATTATTGCTGTTTTTTCAAGTCAGGCCGCAACTGAAACGCCAAAGCCTCGCTAATCCAGTTTAGCCAATGTCGGCAGTTGTATCGCCCCCGCTCTATAAAGGGATTATAACTCGCCGCCGTTTTCGGGTCAATCAAATCGGGGTCGTTTTTCCATGTGAGCGCCTCTTGTTTACTAAACACCTTACCCGCTCTTTCGATGCAAAACTTTCGGCTGGTCGGTATCAAGTCCCCTTGATAGATAAAATATGTCAAATCAAGTTCCGCCGCCATGTTCGTATTCACAATTTCATGCGCTTGGTTGTACGCATCGTTCGCATATTGCGCCCACCAAGCCCTCAAAACCCCATTGTTATCACTCGTGCCTAAAATCAGATTTCTAAGCCCTCTTTGAAAATCGGTAACCCCGCGCCCCGTTACGATGCTTTGCGTAGAGTAGCCCTGAATATCAGCCCTTGCGCCTTCAAACCTTCCAAGCCGTTGCAAATAGCCGTCCGGCACGATTGCCCCTGCAACTGTAGCAATTCCCATCGAAGCGAGCAAAAGGCTTAATGAGTTCCTGCGCTCGGCCACCGTCGCTTCATCGCCGAAAACATTTAAAAAATAATTATTCGTGTTTTCGCCTATTTCTATCAACTCCTTTGCAAATATCTCAATCTCTCTTCGAGATTCCTCATTTTCAAAACTGTCGAAAATAGATTCAAGCCGCCGGTTCGTCGCGTATATGTTCGCCGTGCTTTTTTCGAGCGCACGCCCAGACGTGTTGAAAATATCGCTAAACCCCTCAATAAACTTACTCCACAAATCCCGCTCCAACCCTTTGATACGCTTTTCAAGATTCTCTAAACGCCGCTTGATGTCGGCCTCGAAAGTACCGCCCCACTTTTCGATATATTCAATCAATTCGGCTTCTTCCATTAGTTCGATTCGAGTTGATTAAACCGTTGCGGCAAACCGTTCGGGATAACAGGCCGCTTTTCCGCGTCTGTGTCTTTCATGTATTCAGCCAACTTCGCATCAATGCGTTTTTTCTGTTCAGTAAACGCAATTTCGTAAAAATTCAGCCCTTCCTCTTGCGCCTCCTGCTCCACGTCGGCAAAGATAGCCGACATTAGCAGGTATTTCGATTTCAATTTGTTTGGCACATTACTACTCGCAAGTGCCATATTCACCTGCTCCGCGCTCATTGAGGCAAAAGGGTTGTGCCGTTTCCTTGCTTCTACTTTTCTAAGCCCTTCTGGATTGTCGGCGTAAATGATACTCATCATATCACTCTGAATAGCCTCCCTTACATCAATGCTTGCGCCCGCCCTATTCGCTGCTTCTAAGTCAGAGAGCAGTTCGGTAATTCCTTTTAATTTAAAGTCTTTGGAGAAAACAATGTATGCGACAAGACCGCCGTCAAGGTCGGTAAATTCCGCCGTCATTTTAACCAAGAACTCCCAAAATTCGGCATATCCGAGCGAACAATTATACAACGTGTCATAAACGTTTTGCAAGTCGAGCGTCTTGCCCGTCGCTGTTTCAGCCACTTCGGAGCGGGTGAAAATGTCAGAGTTGAAAACGTCGGCCTTGCAAGCCTTCTCTAAAAATTCGAGGTACTCCTTTTGGAAGGTGACAATATCAACGGCTGGAGACTTGAAAACGAGCAGTTTGTCGAGGTCTAAAAGGTCTTCGCTGTTCTTTGGCAGTTTGATGTAAATAACATCCTGCGCAGAACTTATCGAAGCGTGACCCGTACCGTTGCAAACAGGGCAAACCTCATTGTTCACAGTAAACCCATCAACACATCCCGGCGCGTGACACTTTGGCATATACTGTAAGCGGTGTGGGAATACTTGCCCCGTCATTGTCAAATCAAGTTCTGAATTGACCTTAATTGATTTCATCAAACGCGGCACGGCGCTTTCGTAAGGAGCAACGTAAGTATTACCGTTAGTAAACGGGTCTCGCTTGTACCCTACTTGCTTAGCAGGAACTTTTTCCGCGTTGTGCGCGGGGTAAAATGTCAACACGAATGTTTTGTCGCCTGTGAGCAGGAATCCACCGCCGTCCTGAAAAATAAATTCGTCTTTTTTTGTCACGGGAACGCCCGATGTGTCGCTGGGTATCTGCGTTAGCGTGAACGTCTCGTTTTCGAGGTAAACCGTATACTTCTCACCTTTCTTGTCCGCGTTGTTATTCCTAACCGGCATGACAATTTCGGTCTTTGTGATTAGGTGTTGCAACACGTTGTTGCTGTACTCATAATCAACGGCTTGGCTACTATAAACCTCAAAAGGATACGGCTGCGCCCTTTCTTTGCGATTGTCGAACGGCTTAAACTCTGTGACAACAAAGGCGTTAGGGTCGGTAGCGTTGAGTTCGAGCCATCTCGTTTGGACATAATTATCAAGCGAGCGCCACCCCCAAAACACGGAAATTATTTGTTCTAAAATAGCCGTTTTTTGCGATAGGTCCACGTTCTCGGCGTCCTGTTTGTGCATAAGTACTCTCCGGTAGTTGGCCCGTGGTACTTTGTAGAAAACAGACATTATGTTTTGGACAACAGGCGCTACGATGTGGCTGGTAAGCTTCACGCGCTGCGAAAACGCCGCTTCATCTTCTTTCTTTATCACCTGCTTTAACAACGTGTCCATGCCGTCGCCGGTGTAAAGTTTTCGGTAGAGCGTCGCAAGTTCAACGGTACGAAAGTACCATTCGTGGCGGTAGTTTTTTACGACCACCTGCAATAAGCGGGCTAATGCCTGTTCGCGTGTTGTCAAAGTGTTTGTTTTTTATCTGCTGCTGCAAAATCGCTCGAAAGCGTTTGCGGCAATAGTAGTGCAAAAGTAATCGAAAGAATCCGAAAAGTGCCCATATTTCTCAAAAGTTTGCCCCGTCACTTCGTCCCTCCCCTTTTCTTTCCATTTCATCCCATTTGAGTCTTGCTTCAAATAGATGAAATCGTTTATACTTTCCTTGCAATTTTCGCCAATTATTATGCGGTAATCTTCGCGCCCCTCGAAAATGTTGTTAATGAAATCCCTGCGCGGAATAACAGGCGGGTTTCGCCTTTCCGTTCTGTCAGAGTTCGCATTGAGCCACCGCCTCAAAACGCGCTTCGCAATGTCGTAATCTGTCGCGTTGCCCCGCGTGTCCCTTTTATTCCCGCTCGCATCGCCGTACAAAAACACGGTATTCATTCGACTTCCCCACTTTGCGGCGATACTTTCGCAAAGCCTCTCCGTCGTGTTGTTGGGGTTTGGGAGAGCAAATTCGTCAATTTGTCTCAATTCCCACTTGTCGCCCACATATTCCACCTGCCAAAGACCGGCGGAAATATACGGCATTACGTTTTGGTCAAACGTTATATGCACAGGCAGTTCCGGCTTAAATTCTACATTCCCGACGTGTCGCGTTACGCTGAAACCGGAGTAAAATTCACCCCCTGTTTGCGTGAACGGGTTGCCGTAAACAAGCGCTTCCGCTCTTACTGCCGTGTTGTTGTCAATCAAAGATTGAATCCATCCTTCCGGCAAGTTCGCCTCGTTGTGGTAACTCGAGGCGATGCAAATGCACTTATCTGCGTATTTAAGTCGGAAAAAATCCGTTTTACTGTGAACACGCTGAATTATTTCCCCCATATCCCTATCCAAATCAAACCACTCGGCCAGCCACGTTGATTTTGACGGCGAAGTGAGAATGTATAAAGGATTGAAGCCACCGCCCGACATGTTCACAAGTTGCCCGTCTTTGAAGCCAAGCGACTTTTCGCGCAACCTTCCCAAAATCACTTCTTTTACCGCCGATTCTTCTGTGTCTTGCGTTTCATCTAAGAAAGCCCAAGCGAACTCTTTGCCTTCGTGAGCCTTCGCGTTTTCGAGGCTGCCTATGAAAACCACGTTTCCGTTTCGGATACTGCAAATACCGTCGTAACTCTGAAAGAAGTGCCGCGACGTGTCGAAGCCAGCAGGTGGTTTGACGCCTACCACATAATGATAACCTTCCTTCCATCCGAAATTCTTTTCCCAAACCTGCCTCACCACACGCATCGTGGCTGTGTTCAACTGGTTGTAGGTATTCGCACCGATAAATCCAAACGCTTGGTACTTTCCCAGAAAGTAGCCAGAACCAAGCCCCGCAAGAAAAGACTTGCCCGCGCCCTTACCGCACATAAAAAGATTTATTCTCTGTTTCGACGCTAAAATGTAGCGTTGCGGCGCTGAAAGCTTCAAAGTTTGCTTTTCTTCACCCATTTCAGCATAAATTTTGCCGACGCAAAAAAACACCTATTTTTGCAAGTCGAACAAAATACGCGCCGTTTTCTATGGCATTAAGAAAATTTCCGCTCGATACTAACGCCTTTAACGGCATTTCAGGTAAAAAGTATATTATCGAAAACGACGTTTCAACTGCTCGCTATCTCGTTTTTGAGCGCCTTCAAATAGAATCCCAATGGCTTATTTCCGTTTCTGCTTTTGCAGATGAAATGGAAAAAGTTCAAAATCTATTAGAAACACCAAAAGTAGCGAGCGCGTCGAACTTGGTGGTAAACATCCGAAACGGCGTAGCGCGTATTCAACGCGGCGACTACTCACCCCTGTTTTACATTGCATCGCTTTTTGTTATCGAAGAAGGAGAAGATGTCACACAATGGAGCGAAGCGTCCGCAATGGAGAAAATAAAAGACTGGGGCGATATTTCGGCCTCTTTTTTTTTGAACTTAGCAGCGCGTTTTCTGACAGCCTATTTACAAGGCTTAAATTTAGATTTCCTCACTTCTTTGGAAATCGAAGCCGAAGAAATGAGCGCCGAACAGATGATGAGCACGAAGAGGTAACGCCGCACTTTCAGGCTGTCGTAGAAAACGCCGAAAGTTGGACGCGCCTGAAAATGGCCGTAAATTCGTCCGGCGTTTCCTTTTCAGATATTCAAAGAATGTCAATCTTTGAATTTTTCACGCTCGTTACCGAGTTAAGCAAAAAAAATAAAAATGACAGAAACAGTGGCTAAACTAATGGCGGAACGCCTGCGAGAACTTCAATTTCTTGAAGTCGTTTGTGGAATCGCCACTTCGCAGGAGATACGGGTTGGAGATGTGATAAAATCACTGCCAGCCTGCGAAAATGACAAAGGGAGGGTGTTGCTCACGCCCGATTCAAAACGCGCTGCGATTGCTTATTTCGAGGATTTGGGAACGTCACAAATGGAAACTTTGAATGCCGGACGTGGGGCGCTGTATGATAGCCGCCTTCGCTTGGTCGTTTGGCTCAATAACGCCCGCCTTTCGCCGGAAATATCAACTTCATCTGCGATTCACGCTTGCATTTCTAAACTGGTCGGAAATTACGCGGATTTTCCGCCCGTCTCTTACTTAAGAGTAAATCCCTTGACAGAAGCGATAAGAGACAAAGCCATATTTGGGAAATGGACGCTCGATGAGGCCGAATTGCAGTACTTAATGTATCCATATTCCTATTTTGCGTACGATTTTTCGGCGTCCTATGCTATGCAAACGTATTGCGAGCCAACTATAAATACAAAAGAACTATGCTGTTAGTATGATTTCAAACTACGACTTTCTTATCGCGCTGCAAATAGCAGCGTTCGCCGTAGCATTTTCTGACTTTTGGGTAATGCCAGATAATATCCTTTCCAAATACGGCGATTGGCTACACAAACAAAAAGAAAACGGTCGGCTTTGGCTTGCTAAGCCTCTCGGCGGCTGCGCTTTTTGTTTTGGAACTCAAATAGCCTTTTGGCGGGCGCTTATCTTCGATTGGCAGATGGATGCCGACTGGCTATGGCGGATGCTCTCCATGTGCGGCCTCGTTACCCTGCTTTGCGCTGCCCTTTCTCGCTTGCTTGCTCGCTTGCTTTAGGCTTGCCGCGCTCTATCGGCTCTTCATCGCTGTATTGAACGATGAAAGGAACAGGCATAACTATCGTCTCGCCGTCTTTGCCGCCCAAATTCAAATTTTGCGGCACTTTTCCTTCCGTTCGCTCTAAAACGATTTCGATGCTCCGTTCCCGACCCTTAGCGGCGTTTGAAAGCAATCGCTTTGCAATCGCTTGCGCCGTTGTCAGTTTCACCCGCACGGTAACCTTTTGCCCTGTAGGGCGGCCTTCTTCATTCAAAATCTCTGCTTCCTCGAACGTCGCCCACCCATCGCTCGCAAGTTCTTTTTTCATCAGCCCACTAATAGTGTCTGGCTGCCGGTACTTGTTCGGCTGCCTCGTTTTTGAAAATTTGGTATTTCCCCCAAATTCCATTAACTCTTCTTTCGTTCTTCCGCTTGCCATTTTAGCCGATTTTTAACCGATTTTTAAATTTTAAGTCTAATTCAATTGAGTATTCACTGCCCCCTTTCGTTATTTTCCGAATCATTCCCGAGATTGAGATTCATTTTCCTTTTTTTCTTCATTGCCCGCCGTTGCATCGCCTCCCCCTTTGCCCCTGCCTGAATGACAGCGAGCAAAAACAGGCTAAGCGGTATCAATAACGCAAGCAATATCATTTTTTTAACTCACGATTTTTTGCAAATTTTTTAATTTTCAAAAATGGTGACCCCTCTTCTATTCTAACCTCACAAATCCTGCCACTTTCATTCGTGGCATGAAAAAAGAAAATGCCCAAACCGTTTAAAGTGCCGTCGTAAATCGCGCCTTTTTCGATAAACACTTTGCCACCGGTCGTTTCAGCGGTGAAAGATGTGATAATTTCGGCCTGTGCATTCATGTCTTATTTAGATGTGCCGCCAAACAGTTCTGTCTCGAAAGTCAAAACAATGACGGCGGCGGTCGGAATGCCTATCAGAACTGGAACGGGCAAGCCTTTGAATATGCCTAAAAACAGCAAAAGCAAAGAGCCGATGCCGATTATCCGCCTTCTGTTTTTGTTTAAAAAGTCTTTCATTAAAAAATCGTTTTTAATTGAGTTCCTCCATACCCCTTGAAAACCGGCGTTTGTTCGGGCGAACACTCCTCACAGGCAATCGCCATAAGTCGCTTAATCGTTCGCATTGACTTTGTGGCGTAGCGTTCGTACGCACCTGTAAAAGACTTTGTGAACAGCCCGCCCGTTCCGGTTGACCAACTTACCTCATCTTCGCTGGATGCAGCGATGAAGTAAAGTTTGTTTTCCGGCACTTGCGCACGTTGGTGAACGGCGCGGCCTTTAAACGGCCTAAATACCTGAAACGAGGGATTGAACGAAATGAAACGGCTTTTCCAAGCGCCTTCGCTTTCTGCGACTTTTCGCGCCCGCGACATTCCGCCCGAAAAGCACGAATCCAAAACGACGAACACGCTGCCGGGTATTTGGTGTAAAAGCCGGATGAAGTCAACATCTGGCAACACCTCAATATCTTGACCATTCCAAAAACACAACCCTTCCTCATAACCTCCTTCCCCAGGCGCGTCGCTGCTCCATTGCGTACCGTGCGAAGACATTGAAAAAATAGTAAAGTCGCTCTTTTTCCCCACTCTTTTGCGCTCGCCGACCCAAATCTGAAAATCCGAAACGCTGAAAACGAGCGCTTGTATCTCGGTTTTGTAACCTGCTTTTTGGGCTAAGGCCTCCATTGCCCACGCGTCGCGTTCGCAGTCTGGCAGCGCGTAAGGGCTGCCTGTATAGTTAAGCCCAACGTGAAGCGATATTCTTGCCATTAGTTAGTTTAGGATATAGTTTAGAATAGACGCCTCCATATTTTCGGGCTTACTCGAAATTCCGATATGTTTCGCGCCCGTTTTCCCCGTCACCGTCATTACTCCAGTCAACAAATCAAATCGCCGCTCGTACCCCTCGCAAAGCGGGCATCGCCATGTTATCACATTGCCTATGCGACGCGAGGTGCAATGATGTACGTCATTAGGTAGGCCGTGAAAAGTTAGCACATTGTCCATGTTTAAGACAAAAAAATAAGGCTGCTCCCGCAAACATCTTTCGCCCACAAAAGCAGCCACCAACCTTATTTGTGATTTTACCCGCCGTAAAAATACGGGATTTTTTTTAAAAACAAATTTTTAAACAAAAAACCGCACCGCCCAACTTTTAGAGCGATGCGGTTCGTGTTATACCCAGTTTACAAGCGACCTCCTTCCAAAAAGGCCTGCTATCTTTCTTCGCTTTTTTAGTTTGCAATTTCCGTGCCGTTTTCAGGAAGGAAATAGAGCGATTGGCCGTTTATCCTGCCCATCGTTACGCCTGTGAACGGATAGATTTTCACCCAATTCCCGTTGGCTGTGTCGGTCGTCATCCAAGCGCCGCCTTCGACAATTGAGGTAACGCCACTAAGTTCAGTTTGTGGCAAGCCCGTCGTTATTACGGTTGCTGTACTATCTAGGTAAACCGCGGCTGCTCCGTTGTCGTAACCGGCTGTAATGTAGCCCTTGCCGATTCGGATGTTTTCGGCGGGCTGCATTGCTGCGTAAACAGATGAAATGGGCGCGTGGTTAGGCGGTGGGGCGTGGCATGAAAATAGGGCGAGGGCGGCGACTGCCGCCAATAAAATTCTTTTCATAAGAAGAAAAGTTGGTGAAAAAATACGGGGGGATTATCTTTAATCAAAAGATATGCCTAACTGCCACCCGACGACAAACCGCTAAGCGCTGGAAATGCGGCGGTTTTGGCGTTATGCAACTTTTCATTTTGTATATTTTACGCTGTAACTGTTTTTTTGTCCAGCGTGAATATCTATTATTGCTTTACCCGTACTTGAAAGTTTCTGTCTCAATTCTTTTTCGTAAAACGCCATGCTTTTGGGTCTTATTCTTTTCAAGCATTCAGTTATTAACTCATCTATGTCATCGCCCTCAATAGTAAAGCAATGTTCATAGTTTTTTTCAGGTGTGTGTGTTACTTTAAACATATTTTTTTATTTTAATTAAGATTTGTGTTTCGATTGCCAAGATTCAAATACCAATCCACCTCCTTCATAGCCGTTTCGAGTGACCAAACAAAATCCGGCACATAATACCCGCGTTCGCGTAGGCGCTTCATTGTTTCTGCTTGCGCCTCGATGTGCGGGTTTTTAAGCAGCGTCACCCCGTCCTTTTTGTACGGCGACTCTGCTTTAAATTCGATGTACATACCGCCAAAGCCGCCGCACATCTGCGCGATAAAAACATCCGGCCACTTCTCGCCGACACTGCTTAGACGGTTTGCCCTCATTTGCTGCAATAGGCTCTTGCCTATATGCGCCGCCGTGTCGCTGTAAACCATCAAGTTCGGGTATTTCACCGACATTGCCCGCACAAATGCAGCCTGCATCTCGTATTCGGGGTTTTGCTTGCGGCGCTTGTGCTTCGCCGCCTGTGCGGGTTTTGCGGCTTTTTGCGCCGCGTCTGCTGTCCAACCTTTGAAACCTCGCTTACTCATTGCGTATTCGTGAAATCAATTTTCATGTCCATTTCTGCGCCCTATCGGGCGACGGCGATAAACGCGGGGTTAGCCGCAATCGGAACAAACATCAGAAACAGACTTCATCAGACCTTTTCGGATGATGCAAAAATCTGTTTCAATGATATATTGCTTTTTTCTTCGGCTGCCCTTTTCCACTTTGGATTTGGACACGCCTATCTGTGCGCCGTATTTGCGCCAAAGAGCAACCAGAGAGCCGAAATAATCGTGCTCTCCGGTTGACTTTTTTTGTATATGCCAGATGGTTTTCAATTACGCTCGTATTACCAAAAGGGAAACTTGCGTTTATAGTATGCGCAACCCACTTTTAAAAAAAAGGACGGCTTATTTTATTTCAATCTTGCCAGTCCTTTAGCTCCGATGATTCTCCCCTCGTTATCCCTAATTTGTCCTACCGGGATAAGCAGGTCGTCGCGCTCTGGCTCTGCCAGAGCGGTGGGCAGGGACACAATATAAAAGGTTTCGCCGCCGTCAGGGGCAGGCAGGTTAGTTTTCCCGTAGCGAAATCCTACGAGAAAATTAATGCCCTCAACACTTTCCTCTCCCTCCCACGTTTCTTCACACCTTGCGATGTTCCCGCTTACCGGGAACGTTTTATCTCCGATGTTTACGACGCGGTAAGGACTTAAATGACACTCGCCGAGAAATATGTTTCAACCAAAACATGGTGCAAATATACGACGACATTTCTCGTTTGTCAAGTGTTTTTGAAAAAATTTTTTTTTATTTTTCAAAAACACTGACGGGGTGCGATTTTTACGTAAAAAAGCGGCTAAAAAAACATACCCGTCGTGTGCCCGTGCGTTGGAGTTGAGCGTTGGCAGTTCGAGCGCACGACGGGTATGCTAATGTCATATTAAAAATGTAAATCTTCCTGCCGCGCTGCGTTGGTAGGGATTGTCCAGTCTTGCGGTTGCGGCTTTGTTGCCCAAAAATCACTTATGTCGCAAAAAAGCGTTTGTGATTCTTTCCAAAAAACTTCCGCCGTATCAATAGCGCCATGCCTGTTTTTGGCATTTATCAATTCGGCTATCCCTGTAAGGTTGCGACCGTTCCCGTCGTCTGTTATACCGTAGTATTCAGGCCTGTAGATGAAGGTTATCAAGTCGCAGTCCTGTTCAACGTTCCCGCTTTCACGCAAATCTGACAGCATCGGGCGCTTTGAGCCTCCCCGCGTTTCAACCGCTCTGCTAAGTTGCGAAAGAACAACGACCGGTATATTTAACTCTTTTGCGAGCGCCTTTAACGAGCGAGAAATTAGGCCGATTATCTGGTCTCGGTTTTGCCCCTTGCCAGCGTCGCCCGAAACAGTTATCAGTTGAAGATAATCAATGAAAATAACATCAAGGGCGTACCGCTTGGCAAATTTCCGCGCCTTGCTCCGAAGTTCGTACAAATCAATTCCCGGCGTGTCGTCAATAACTATCGGTAAAGAATTGAACATTTCTACCGCCTTTTGAATTTGCAACCATTCTTCGGCATTCAATTTTCCACTACGCATTTTTTCGCCGTTTATTCCGGTTTGCATCGAGGCTACGCGCTTGGCGAGTTGCAAAGACGACATTTCAAGCGAGAAAATACCCACTGACTTTTGAAAGTCCCGCGCCGCGTTCAACGCCATTGTTAGCATCAACGCAGATTTTCCCATGCCCGGCCTCGCGCCGATACAAATCAAATCCGTTTTTTGAAGGCCGCCGGTCAAGCGGTCAAAATCAGTCAATCCCGTCGGAACGCCACTAAGCCCGTCTTTTTGATTAGCCCGCTCTTCCAAGTCGCGCAATATCATTGCTCCGAGCGCCGAAAATGTCTGCTCTTGCTTGCCATGCCAAATACGAACGTTTGAAACAGCCGCCTCCAAATTATCAAGCATATCAAAGACGTCCGTAACATCTTCGTATGCTTCTTTTACAGCCCTCGTGCAAAGTTCTATAACCGCCCGCGCTATGTGCTTTTGCTCCACAACTCGGGCGTGGTATTCGGTATTCGCTGCCGACGCGACGCGGTTTGACAACTCAACCAAATAATAACCGCCTCCAATACTTTCCAGCGTCCCCATACTTCTCATTTGAGCCGTTACTGTCAAAATATCAACCGGGCTGTTTTCATGCGCAAGATTTTCAATAGCGCGATAAATGTTTTGATGCTTTTCGAGGTAGAATGATTCGGGGCGCAATATGTTAGACACTACGCCAAAAATATCACGGTCTAACATCAAAGCGCCCAAGACCGCCTCTTCGAGTGGAACATCTTGCGGCTGCATTTTTCCGAAAACGTAATCGGAAAAAATGTCTGGCTTCGGCCGCCGAGCACTTTGAAACTTGTGGCCGTTGCTGTTAATTGCCTTTTCTGTCATTGCGCTTTTCTTTTATATGGGTTTGGGGTATATATTGCGCCGCTTATCGCTTTGCTCGTCTTGTCTTGCACCTTCGCATGATGAATCTCGCACCAAGCAAGGCAATGCGTTCGCAATTTCGCGGCGTTTGCGTATTTTTCAGCCCGCCCTATAACATCGAGGGCAAAAGCGTCGAGGTATTCAGCGAATCTATCTTTCGGCAATTTCCGCCCTAAAAAAAAGGCTTCGAGCGCCGATGGGTCGCCTTTCATGCGTTCAATCTCCTGCCGTATGTCAATCCCGTAGGTGTCGGCACGGGTCGGCGACGCGTAGTGAGGCGACGGCGACGGCTCGATAACCATAACGCCCGGCGGTACGACCTGCTGCTGCGCTGGCTCAATGTCTGTGAAGCGGGTGAATGGCG